GCGAATAATTACATTTTCTACACGCCGGAAGTAAATTTTCTAAAGAGTTATCTCCGCCTTTAGATCTTGGGAGTATATGGTCGATAGTCATAACGCTATCTTCGTATCCGCAATAGCTACAGGCTCTTCCGTAATGGCGAAAGACTTCTTCCCTTAACTCTCGCCACTTCTTTCCATTTATTTTATTACTCATAATCTTAACTATAACCATACTTAAGTAAGTGTTCTAAAAGTAAGCATGGAGAACCTTTATATCTATGATCTATATATTTTAATCCCCATAATATTTGAGTAAAAGGATCTAAGTTCTTTACCTTTTCGTTTTTTAATTGCGGTATCCCATAGACTCTCTGTTTACCGCTCTTATTACCTACGGCTTTAGGGTTCCACTTACTTTCAATATCCCACGCCTTAACTAAACACTTAAACTCTTTATAGTCTGTTACCTGATTATGAGCAAATAATAAATAACTATTCTTAGCTTTATAATCTTTTGACTCTAACCCGTAACTAATATCGGTTAAAGCTACGCTTAACAATAGAACGGCCGTTAGGGAGACTCGCCGCGAGCTATCCGCTAAGGCGGCTCTCGTCGAGAGTGTGGAGCGTATCCGCCTAGTCAAGCGAAGACAATAGTTAAGCATGATCCCGCGCGTGTCTCTGAGAAGCCATTAGTTCCGGTAAATAGATCATCTAGCGAATCTCCTTCTTCGTAATTTAATAAGTCTAAAATCCAATTATTAAAAGCTAAGGGTTTAGCACCGGTAAGACCTTTATTCATAGCTATACGGCAACTTAACCAGTCTCTAACGTAGGGTTTACGTTTATTATTTTTTCTTCCACCATGGAGCAATACTGGCTCCCACCCATATTGAACGGTAGTCGGCCTTATTTGGTGATAAGTTTTAGTCCAGACGCAGACTCTTAAATCCGGATATTTAGCCAATATCCAAGATAGATCTACCGGATTACATGATAAAGCGAAACCGTCTGGATAATTTAAATAGAGCTTGGATATTAAATTTAAATGGCTTTCTTGATTATCCCATTTATCCGCTTCGGGGTGTAAATCGTTATAAAGCCTTTTAGCATTATTAAAATATGGCGGATCTGCGTAGGCGAATTTCATTTATTTATTTCTTCGGGTTGGATAAGAGCGATACTCGCATTAGAACAGTAAGAACACTCGATTACTTCTACGCCATACGGTAGCTGATCCGTTACGATCCTAACTAATTGTATCGTAACCTTGCGACACGATTTTGACCGACAATAGTGTTCTACTCTTCGCATAAGATCCGGCTCCTTAAGCTCTCCATAGGCTCTAGGTTTAATTGGCTAACCCACCATGAACCGTCGCTACTCTGGAACCTTTTAGCTTTAGCTGATCCCACCGGATACCACCCCATAATTTCATAGTTAGGTGAATTACCAGTAACTAAGACGGCTAGGTCTGAATTACGATCACTCCGTTTTATTATTAAGTGGCCGTCTCTGTAATTAGTGTGTTTAACCTCAATTATGCCTAAACAGTCGGCTTCGTTTTTAAAGGTGTTTAAAGTAGCCTTGAAGTTAGTATCTCCTAGGAACCTAGCGACTACCATTTCCGCCCCTATAGCTTCGGCGTCTCTAGCTATAGATTTAGCTAAACTAAGCTTTTGATAAGCTCCGGCCATAGGGTTATCCAATACGACCGCTCGGCTATAAGCCACGGCTAGAGCTGTAAATTCTTCTTCTACGGTTATAGTAGCTCTAACCATTAGAACACTCTTTACATAGCCAAATTATTTCTTCACTACTTGATCTAATTGCTTTACCTTCGATTCTTGGCCGTTGCTTAAAACATAAGTCGCACGTGTCCAAGTGTTCGGCTCCGATAGCTTCTACGTATCCCATTATTTCACCGGCTCCCATATTGGCTTACATTGGAAATTTCGATCCTTAGAAGAGCATACGAAGCCTTTAAAGGGTTTATCCGTTTTAGAGTTAATCCCTTCCTTACGCAACATATAACCGTGGCTACATTGTGGAGAGTTAGAGCTCTGAGTTCCTTCGATTATCTGTTCGCCAAGCTGATCTACCGCTTCGCCTAAAGTAGTAAATTCGGCTTTAGGTGTCTCTTCGGCTAGCTTCTTAGGAAAAGGAACTTCGGCGAAGTGATCTACTCGCTTCATATCCTCCAAGCTTGGCCGCGCGTCGCTTGGAGTTAAAAGCTTTATAGCCCTAGAAATAGAGCTAGTAACCGTATCTTCTACGAACCATTTCTTCATATTTTCCGGATAGAAGGCTACATTTCCGTAGGCGTAATCGACCACGGTTGGATAAGGCTCCGCGTAATCTTTATAGATTTCCGTCCTAATAAAGATAAAGCCTTTAAGTAGATCCATATCTTCGATTACCGGATTTATTCGTCCGGTGGGGAATTCCGTCCAGTATCTTTTTATAGTCGAATTAGCGGTCTCGTAATCCGCCAAGTTAAAGCCGGCCATTAGCGATTAGCTCGGCTTACGTCTATTCCACGTTTAAAGCCGCGCCTTGAGCCTATTAAAGCTCCACGCTTATAACCGTATCTACTTCCGGCTATTACGCCTAGAAGTAAGCAAGTAACGCCTATAAAGGCGGTAGGTAGTAGTTCCATTTGTTGCTCCCGATCTCTTAAGTGCGATTATAAAAACCCAGCTGAGTTTTTACTTTTCGTTATAAGTGTAAACACGGGAGCCGACAAGTCAAGGACGCGGTTAACGACACGCTAATAAGATAATCTCTAAATAAAGGCTAGAAGGCCGTTTTTAGTCTTTCTCGGCGAGTAATAGGTAGATCTGGTCTACTCTGGTTGAAACTACCCTTAATTCGTCTCTAAGGCTTTTTCCTGAGTTGGGTAAAAGTTCGCTCATAATGGATTTTACTAAGAACCGGACGGCCGAATAGATAGCTCCTAAGAAGACTATTGCTAATCCGCCTAAGGCTATCCACTCGGTTAATTCCATTATTTACCGGAAGTTCTTCCGTAAGCTAGATCGCTAGGGTTTAACCAGCGTAAGAGAACCGGCAGAATTGCCGCCACTCCAGCATTTAGAAGAGCCGCCGGATCAGTAACTCCGGCAAGGTAGCAAGCTAGAGAAGCCGCTAAAAAAGATCGACCCCAAGAAGCTAGCATAGGTTTTATATTTTTCATTTTTTCGCCTCGATTTCTGCTCCCGAAACTTGAATTTTAGGATACTTCGGCCTAACTACGCATTTAATAAATTTAGCGGATCTAGTCTTATAAGCTACGCCGTCTCCGTTAGCTTGAGACTTTTCGCCGGTATTTCCTTCGACGGTGTGAATCGTTTTCTTAATTGGATTATAGGCGTTTATAGCAAGTCCTATGTGTTGAGCTTTACCGGAGTTAGTAAAATCCATGATTATAAGATCTCCGCGTTTAGCGTCTTCTAGCTTTACTAAACGATCATATTTTAAACCCCAAGCTTCCGTAGAAGCTACGGCCGCCGTAATTGGGATAGCTTGTTTTAATCCGGCTTGGATAAAGATAGCGGCTATAAAAGAATTACACCAAGGAAGATTATTAGCTAAGCCGGCTATAGGCGCGAACTTATTTAAGTTATTAACGCCTTCCGTATAACCGACTTCTTCCATAGCTAATTCGATTACCTTGTCTTTATTCACGAAAGTAATATAGCCGCTTCTTCGGTAGTTAATCCAAGTCGATCTAATATAACTTGGCGTTGAGCCGCCTTAGCGTCGGATTCGGCTTTAATTGCTTTAGCGTTAGCGGAATCTATTTCCATTTGAGCAATTTCTTCGGTCGTTGCGTCTCTAACGATTTGCTCGCCAGACTCACAATTAAATTCAGTTATTTGTAATTTAGATTTAGTCATTATTTCACCCCGTAAAGTATGTAAGAACCTGTAAGTGAGCCTACTGTTTGAATTGATGTAATTGCTGAAGTGTTGGCAAATTGCCCTGTAGCATTTGTTACTAATGGCGCAGAATAACTCTGATCTAATCCAATTGAATTATAATCGACAATTTTTCTCGGATCGGTATTTGTATATTGATAAATATTCATTGTTAATTGAAAACTTGACGCAGCAGCAAAAAAATCACTTTGAACCCTAAAAGCTGATTCTAAAGATGAGGCTGCTACTGGCGCCGAACCATTTACTAAGGCAAGTCTACAATTGCTATAGATTGAATTCGAATTTGCGTTTAAGCGTATATCTACGCCATAAGCACCAGCTCCGCCGGAAGTCATATTTAAATATAAAAATAAATTAGTATATGTTTGATCTATTGAGGTTATACTTAAAGTAGTGTTTGTTATTGAACCGCTTGCTAAAACGGTCATGCCACCTGCGGAAATTGATCCCCATGAATTTGTCGTTCCATTTGTTGTTAAATATTGTCCATTAGTTCCGGTTCCTAATCTAGCGAAAGTTCCGCTTCCTGTAGCTTGAATTAAATCTCCGGAAGTCGTAAAAGCTGTAGCCATAGAGTTAGTTACCGTTACGTCGCCGGAAGTTCCACCGCCGCTAATTCCTGTTCCGGCTGTTACTCCGGTTATATCTCCAGCGTTAGGCGTTACCCAAGTAAAGTCTAAATCGGTTGCGGAAGTTTTACTTAAAAGTTGGCCAGTAGTTCCGCCATTTAAATCGGCAAAATCGGTGTCGACGGCTTGGCCGAAGACTTCAAAATCTGCCGGAAGATCCGTTACTAAATCGGTAGGCTCTGGCATTTGCCAGCCGAAATTGCTTGTAGGGTTGCTCATTTATCCATTTCTCCTTAAGCGACTATTGTCGCATTTATCCAGTCTAACGTATTGCTTACACTATTCCACGTCTCTACCGCCGGAACACTCTGCCAGTTCATAGCTTGAAGGCTAAAGGCTAAGGGAGAGACGAATAGAGTTATTCCGACTTGGTTATAGCTAGCTTGGAAAGTCCAGCCTTCTACGAACCCTTGAAAGGTTCCAGAATTCATATTTAAAGGTAGATCGGTAATATTTACCGGTAAACCCATAAAGACATTTATAAGCGAATCTCTATCCGCGTTATCTACTAAGTTATTAGTTAGATCGTAAGTAATCGAATTAAAGACCGGTTGGGGATAAGCTCTAAGAGCTAAATAAAAGGCCGCTTGGTCTTCCGCGTCGGCGGTGTGTTTTAAAAAAGTGTTAAATACTTGCCCAAGTTTTCCGTAAAGAGCTATAGAAGTTAAGTCTTCGGCTTCGTAACTCTGATTAGCGTTGGTTCCGTATTTAATAGTAATAAAATTTCTAACGTCGCCGGATCTAGTCGTAATCATTAGACCGGCCGCTCTAGCTTCGGCCGCGCTTAAATCCGTGTAACCGTTGACGGATAAGTAAGTAGTTCGGTGAGTTGAATCGTCGTAGCTAATCTGGCCGAGTGAATTTTCGTAAAGGATACCTAAACCGCTTAAAGCTATATTAGAAGCTAAAGTATAAACGTCTATGGCCGAAGATCCTCGAGCTATTAAAGTGTAATTTCCTGGGCGATCTATCTCTCCTAAACCGGTGTTTTCTGCGTCGATCCATTGAACCGTAGGCTCATAAGTAGCCCAAGTTAAAGCCGGTGGAACCGCTTGCCATTGAGCTAATAAAACAGTTCTTAAGACTTCGTAAATCTGATCTCCGTCGCCGTCTTCGGCTAAGTTATCTAAATATAAAGCTTTAGGTAATCTAGCTAAAGCTCCGAGAGCTGTAATTGTGTAACTCTGAGAATAACCCACGTTACCGATTTCGGAAATACTTAATTCTAAATCTGTAATAGTTCCGCCGAAAATTGGCACGTAAACCGAACTAGAATCTTGAAGCTCTATAGATACGGTTTGATTTATTTCAAAATTTAGTAAAGTCTGATCTAAATTTATTAAAGTTAAATTAGCGTAGCCGGCGACGGCTTGAGTATAAATATCGGTGCGGCCGGAAGTAATAGTTAGGTTAGCTAAAATTAACTCCGTGTAATCTACGGAATTTATTTTAAGACGCCATACCGGAGAAAAGTTACTCATTAGGCGGTAAAGGCAAATTGGCTCGCGCCTTGGGTTCCTCGAGCTTGCGATCTATTTAATAGGTCGATAATTTGACGCGACACGCTCTCACCGTCTAAAGCTCCGTTTACGGTTATGTTATAAGTAGCTCCGCCGCCTAGAGCAGAGTTAGGCGTAATATTTCCGCTTGAGCTTGGCGTAAATAATTCGGCTCCACGTTCTCCGACTAAGTAGCTAGTTCCGGCCATTACCGAACCGCCGGAAGCTCTGCCGCCGCCGAAAGGATTTAACCGAGAAGCTATAGATCCTAAATTTATATTACTTACTAAAGCTATTAAAGTTCTAATTCCACTTATAGCCGAATCGACTATATTTACTAAAGTAGCGAAAATAGTAATTATTCCAGAAATTACACTTCCTAAAACTTCGAAAGATTTACCTAATACATTTCCTAAAAACGGAGCTAGATATTTAGAAGCGAATTCGAAGAACTCTTTAAATAAATCGAATAAAGGTTGTAATTTATCTTTATTATTTTCTAAGGATTTACTCACGCTTCCGAACGCTTTAGAAATACCAGCTAGAGCCGGCTCGAAGAAGTTAACTATTGCCGGAATTAAAGTCTTAGTAATAAACTCCCAGTATTCTTTAAAGACCGGAATTAAGACTTCCGTAAAGAAGGTAGCCAAGTTAGCGAAGACCGGAGTTAATTTTTCTCCTACGGACGTAGCTAATTCGTTAATTACAGGAACTACGTTATCTATAAATAAAGTTAGCATAGGAGTAATCGCGTCTATTACGAAGCTTCCGACCGTTTCTTTAGCTTCGTTAAAAACTATTCCTAATCTTCCAAGTTTTCCGCTAAAAGTGTCGGCGGCTATGGCGGCTTGGCCGCCGAAAGTATCGGATAACGTTTTAGTAATCTCGTCGAAAGACATTGTTTTAAGTTGAGCGGCTGATAGGCCTACGCCGAGCTTGCCTAGACCGGCGGCGTTACCTTCGAAAGCTTTACCTAAAGCCATAGATACCGCTTCTAAACTTTTACCGCTTCCGGCAGAAATATCTAAAGCTAATCCCTGTAATCTCTGAGCTTCGCTAACGTCTCCAGTAGCTCGAACTAGACGCTCTAAGCTTGGCCTTAAAAGATCGTCGGTAACGTTATTAGCTATAGAAGTTTTAGTAATATAACTTTCCACCGCGAGAGTTTGGTTCTTAGTAGCTCCGGTAACGTTTATTAAAGTAGCGGCTAATTTAGCTTGGGCGGCTTCGTCCTCGGCGGCGGCTTTTACTCCGTCTATTAAAAGTTTTCCAGCGTAGGCAACGGCGGCCGCTCCAGCTACGGCGAAAGCTAAGCCGGCTTTTTTACCGAAGTCTCCGACTTTAGAGCCGAAGCTTTCCACTTCTTTAGAACCTTGATCTAAGCCTTTAGATAAGCCGGCAACGTCGGCAAGTAAGGAAAGTTTTAAGGTTCTGGTTCCGGCGGCCATTACGTCCACTCCTTAATAACGGAGTCTAAAGATTCTTCCCACTTAGCTATAAGATAAGGCTGTTCTTCTTTAAGTGTTGGATAAATAAACCAGCCTTTAGAACCGCCGCGATCTCCCTTACCTGACCAGACGGGAAATTGTTTATATTTATTAGATCCGAATTCATAAC